TCCAATGGCAGAGATGTTTGTATTTGGTTGCACTATAGATTATGTAGAAGAACTAGGTGGTTCTTACTTAAAGGTAGTAAACCCCAATGCAACTGCATCATGTGGTTGTGGTGAAAGCTTTGCGGTTTAGGAGATATAAATGGTTTATAATATAAATGAAAATTATTTAGAACCAACGGGATTTAAATTGGTCTTAGATAGAAAATTTTATCCTAAGACCGAATATTTTGTAACGAGTGTAACACATCCTGAAGTAACATTACCAGGAGTTGCTGTACCTTATAAATCTATAACAACATATCAACCAGGCGAAAGATTACAATTCGGTGAATTGGTATGTAATGTTATATTAGATGAAGATCTAATAAATTATACAGAGATGTATGAAATTCTAAAAGAAACAGTTCAAGTAAATGATATTAACAGACAAACAAGAGATGTTACTCAAAAACCTCTTGATATGGATTTAAAATTATATACTTTAACCAGTAAAAATAATGCTAATAAAGAAATAACGTATTATGATGCTAGGCTTACTTCGATAGGTGAGATAGCATTAGAATCAACAAGAGCTGATATACAATATTTTTCTGTACCGCTAAACTTTGAATTTAACTACTTTGAGATTGAATAAATAAATTTATGTTAACACCTTTGATGAAGCCCAGAGAATGGGATTTTATGAAACCATACTTGAAAAAAGATATGGTAATGTTAGAATATGGATCAGGACAAAGCACTGAGATATTTGCAAAGCTTGTAAAAACTTTATATTCTATAGAACACCATACCGGTTGGTATACACAAGTACAACCGAGTTTAGTTCCCTACATGAATGTAAACTATATTCACATTCCACCAAACGATAATAGCTTTTTACCTTACGGACCTTCTAAGCCCGAATGGTTTGAAGATTATATCAATTGGCCTAAAACACAATCACAAATATTTGACATCGTATTCATCGATGGCAGAGCAAGACAGTATGTTGCTGAATCTGTTATAGATAATATAACAAGCAATTCTTTAGTTTTTTTACATGATTATACAAATGGTTGGCCCGAAGATAAACCAGCTAAAAAAAGACCGCGGTATGATAGAGTTTTAGAATTTTATGATATTGTAGATGCCGTACATACATTAGCATTATTGAAGAAAAAATAGAAAGTTATATAATGAATCTCGAAACTGTACTCGAGATGTGGAAAAAAGATGCTGAGATACCTCAGTATAATCTTGATGAAACATCTAGACAAACCCCAGCATTACATGCAAAATATATGGAGTTTATGTCCATAGCCCGTCTTCAGTTAAAGAAAGCTGAGATGGATCAAAAGACTTTACTCAAAAAGAAGTGGCTATACTATAATGGTAAAATGACACAAGAACAAATTCAGGAAGCCGGATGGGAGTTTGATCCATTTGAAGGACTAAAGGTTCTTAAAGGCGAGATGGATTATTATTATGATGCTGATAGTGACATACAGAAATCAGAAGAAAAAATTACATACTATAAAACTTATATAGAGACACTTACCGAAATTATAAATGTATTAAAGTGGAGACATTCCACTATAAAAAATATTATTGATTGGAGAAGGTTCGAAGCGGGTGGATAAACTAGTTGTAAGTCAGAAGAATCATTCCGTAATGTCAGTACATACTGATATGGGAATAGCTAACGAACTGACAGACTTCTTTTCATTTTTTGTTCCAGGCTATAAGTATATGCCAGCATTTCGTAATAAGGTGTGGGACGGCAAAATAAGGTTGTATAATTCACAGTCACAAGAATTGCCTGTGGGTTTATTCCCATACTTGCAAGAATTTTGTGCACCACGTAAATACAAAGTAGAAGTGGAACATAACAATTATTATGGCGTACCTGGCTCTACGGTCGACGTAGATCCCGCTGAGCTAAGTGACTTTATCAATGGTTTATCATTATCTACAAAAGGTAAAAGAATCAATCCGCATGGTTATCAAATAGAAGCAATATGCGAAGGACTACACAGAAAACGATCTATATTACTAAGTCCCACTGGTTCAGGTAAGTCACTCATAATCTATGTACTAATGAGATACTTACTAGAGAAGACAAACAAAAAATGTTTAATAATTGTACCTACGACTTCTCTAGTACAACAGATGTATTCTGACTTTGAAGACTATTCATATTATGATAATGACTTTATAGTCGAGAATGAATGCCATAGAATATATTCAGGCAAAGAAAAAAATGTAAACCAAAACGTTATTATTTCTACATGGCAATCTGTATATAAGCTGCCTGGTAAATGGTTCGAGCAATTTAGTATGGTCTTTGGTGATGAATGTCACGGATTTAAATCAAAGTCACTTACATCTATTATGAATAAATGTCGTGAGGCTGAATATAGATTTGGTACAACAGGTACATTAGATGGCACGCAAACTCATAGACTTGTATTAGAAGGCCTTTTTGGAAAGGTATATAATGTTACAACCACTAAAAAATTACAAGAAGAAGATACACTAGCGCCATTAGAGATTAGTGTATTATTACTTAAATATCCTGAGCATATAAGAAAAACGTTTGGTAAAAGAGAGTATCATGATGAAATAGATTATATTGTTACAAACGAAGCGCGTAATAAGTTTATAAATAATCTTGCATTAGATCAAAACGGTAATACTCTTATATTATTTCAATTTGTAGATAAGCATGGAAAGCCATTATATAATCTAATTAAATCCAATGCACATGAAAGACGAAAAGTTTTTTACGTATCAGGAGATGTGGAGACAGCGGATAGAGAAGCAATTCGTAAAATAGTGGAGAAACAGAAGAATGCAATTATCGTGGCCTCACTGGGCACTTTTAGTACTGGGATCAATATTCGTAATTTACACAACATTATTTTTGCCTCTCCCTCAAAATCTCAGATTAAAGTCTTGCAGTCAATTGGAAGAGGACTTAGGAAATCAGACGATTCTAGGACTACGAAGCTCTTTGACTTGGCGGACGACTTGCATTGGAAAGGACGTAAGAACTACACGTTAACGCATAGTGCGGAACGAATTAGAATATACTCGAGAGAATCTTTTAACTATAAAATATACGAGATAGAGTTCAAAACATGACCGAAGAAGAAATAATTCAATTAAAATTATCGAGTGGCGAAGAAGTCCTATGTGAAATTATTCAATGGGATGATGATCATAATGCTACTATACTCGTTAAAAACGCCTTTGAGATATATTTCCTACAATCTCCAACAGGAGCAATGAGGCTATGTACTCTTAGACCCTTTATGGTTGGCCAAGTTGAAGAAGGATATAACATAGCACTTAATGGTGATATGATAATAGCACAAGCAAGTCCGACGAGAGAAATATTAAGTAACTATCGTGAAACATTAGAAGAATATATTAAGTTTAATATTGAGCCGACAGATGAAGAACTAAAAGAAATTGAAAAAGAAGAAATGGCTGAGAACGTATTACCGTTTCCGCGGATTGATAAGAGTAAATTGCATTAGGTATACTACCCACCTCAAAAAGCCTCTATTAATTATACACCAGTTTTCAGGGTTTGTACACCCCTAAAACGCATTTTTTTTATATTTTTTTTAAAAAAATTAGTGTACATCGCCGTAAAAATATAGTATGATATATGTGAAAGGATAAATTATGGCAAGAACTAAACGTCAAAGTATTCACTACGTTAATAACGCAGACTTCTCATCTGCGGTAGTTGAATATGTCAAAGAAGTTAGAAAAGCTAAAGCAAATAATGAGCAGCTACCTATTGTAACAAATTACATAGCATCATGCTTTCTCAAGATAGCCGAAGGCTTATCTCATAAATCAAATTTTATTCGTTATACATATAGAGAAGAGATGGTAATGGATGCTGTTGAAAATTGCTTAAAGGCAATAGAAAACTATAATTTAGAAACCGCAACAAGAACTGGAAAACCAAATGCATTTGCATATTTTACTCAAATCACGTGGTATGCGTTTCTCCGTCGTATTGCTAAAGAGAAAAAGCAACAAGACATCAAACTCAAATATCTCACTAGTTCGGCCTTAGAAACGTTTGTTGAAGTAGAAGGTGATACATTAGCTAACACCGTGGCACAACAATTTGTAGACTTCCTTAAAGATCGTATAGATAAGGTAAAAGCTACAGATGATGCAGTCAAAGAATTCGTCAAGAAAGAAAAACGCAAAAAGCGTGAGATGAAAGCTGATTCT